GCGGAACAACAGCCTCGGAACCAGCCTCGCCTACGCCGATAACGCTCGGGCTGTTAAAGATACCGCCTTTAGCGTACCAATCAACGTTGATGCTCGGAGGCGTACCTTTACCGCCGATGCCCCACGGAAGTTTACCGCCGTTGATACGGAAGTGTGGGAGCTTGAATTTCGGCAGCTGCAAGTGTGCTCCGTTTATTATCGACTTGATCTTTTCAATAGCTGAACGCACAACTTCGACCGCTGTCTGTATCGGTGTTACAATAGCCGACTTGATGCCGTTCCAAACTGATACGACCGTAGCCTTTACCGAGTTGAATGTTGATGTGATCTTGTTCCTGATATTTTCAACAGCATTACTTACCGCAGTTTTGATATTGTTCCACGTTGTTATGATCGTGTTCTTTATGTTGTTGAACGTGGCTTTTAATGCGTTCCATAAGGCTATTGCTTTGGCCTTGATGGTGTCCCAATTCTTATAGAGCAGGACTCCGATGGCAATCAGCGCACCGATTATCGCTATGACCGGAGCGACGGTAGTGATAAACGTACCCATTGCCCCTATGATCGCCGGTGCAGCCCCTATCAACGCACCAATGCTCGACACAAGCGTTCCGAGCACCACAAGCAGCGGGCCGATAACAGCAGCTACAAGACCGACAATGGTTATTATCTTTTGTGTTGCCGGAGACAGTTCATTAAATTTATTTATCCATTCGGTTATCTTCTGAATTATCGGTGTGATTATCGGCAGCAGATTTGTTCCTATAGCCGTTCCGAGGTCCTGAAGTGATGCCTGGAATATCTTTGTGCTGTTTGCCGTTCCGTCGCTGGTTCTCGCAAAGTCGCCCTGCGCGTCTTTTGTTTTGGCAAGAACGTAATCATAACGAAGCATTGTTTTTTCCGTCTGATCCAGTTCTTTCCAAACAAGCCCCTGATCTTCAGCAAACTTTTGAAGGTTGGTGTCTGTCATAACAACACCAAACTTTTTCAATGCCTCAGACTCGCCTGTGAAGATGCCCTCAAGAGCCTTTGCTGATTCGTCTACGCCCACATTGAAGTAGGAGCCGAGATCCGCAGACAGTCCCGCTAACGTCGTAGACATATTAGCGGCTTCGCCTTCTGTTAAGCCGATGCCCTTTCCGAGTGCACCGAAAGCAGACGCAGCGTCTGTTGCCTGAACTTTTGACAAGCCGAATTCTTTGCTTGCATTGTTTGCCCAGTCTTTGACCGCCTGAGAGTTAGATCCGAAAGCAACATCCAGTTTGTTCAAGTTCTCTTCATAGTCGGATGCATATTTCGTAGCTACTGTATAACCCGCAACAATCGGAGCAGTGACCTTTGTAGTCATCGTTTTCCCTACCTCGGTCATCTTCGCCCCTATTTTTTTGAGCTGTTCCGAAAGGGCTTTGAGATTTGCGTTGCCTATCTTGTCAAGTTCGGATTTGAATTTCTTCGCCTTCGACTCGGCTTCTATAAGCTCTCTCTTCAGTCGATTTACATCGTCTGAGGACATTTCTATTTCGCCCGATTCGACCTTCTTCAGCGTGTCTCGCAATACGGCAGCCTTCTCGTTCGTTTCTTTGAGCTTCTGATTGAGAAGTGTTTGCTTCTGCTTCCAAAGTTCTACAGAGTTTGGGTTGAACTTTAAAGCCCTGTTGACATTTTTCAGCTCTGAGTCGATGTCTTTTGTTTCTTTATTTATTTTCCGTAAAGCCTCATCAAGTTCAGTAGTCTCGCCTCTGAACTGGATCGTTATGCCCTTTATATTTCCCGCCATTTTGACCTCTAACCAAAGAACGCATTTATATCGTTCTGTGTTCCCTTGCGCTTCGTTCCGTGCTTCTCAGCGTATTTATGCGCTTTCTCTGCCGCCTTCTGTCGCTCGTTGTAGCTGATACAAAAGTCAACTACCTGTCCGAGCTGCATAGTGCGGATATCTGACATCGTTAGTCCTCGTTCGAGTCCTGCGAGGATGATGACATCGAGTGTGATGGCTGAAGACTTTTCAGACTTTCGCCGATTTTCTTCAGCCTTTTCAAGTTTTTTGATGATACAAATCCCTTCAGGACCATGTCGAACACTGCCGGTCCTACCACATCGAGCGGGAACGAGTCGAACTGTCTGACCCACTGTCTCGGCGGTGCTATGCTTTCGTCAGCAGCCTTTGCCATTGCCCATGTTACATTTACAACCAAGTCAACGAACTCGGCCTGAAACATGGGCAGCATGATGTCGATTGCTCTTCCCTGAAGTGCTTCCGCGATAGTCGATGTGTTAACCTCATCACCCGCCTCTGCAACTATTGTCGAAACTCCCTCGATCATTGAAGCGAGAAGCGGCATGATCGCCGGAACGATATCTTTACCAAATTGGTCTCTATATTCCATAGTCCAGGCAACGTTGTTGTTGAGCCGGACTTCTTGTTTTCCAATCTTGATGATTTTTTCCATGTTTCACCTCCAAGTGATAGAAAAAATGGAGCGGAGCCCAAAGCCCCGCCCCGTTTCGATTAAGTGGTTGTCGGAGCCGGAGGATTTGTAAACAGCGTGCTGTATCCCGTAACCCCCTGATTGTAGGAAACCATAGAGATACCTGTTTTGTTGTCTCCTGCAATTGTGACTGCGATCGTTTCCGTAGCCGGTTCGACTGACTCCTCTTCTGTTGCATACTCTCTTGTAATGCCGCCAAGAGCGCAGTTGTACATGATTACCCTGCGAGACTCGGAATCGCCCTCGACCTGAAATGCGATGTACACGCTTGGCTTCGTTGCGTTCTTGACGCAAGCAAGTCCGCCATCGCCCTTCTGAATGTATCCGAGGAAGTTCTTCTTGAACTGGTCATCGAACTTTGCGACTTCGAGATCACCTTCGAATGTGCCGCCGGTATAACCGCTCCAGTAGATCACGTTATCTGCATAGAAGTTATTGGACTCACTCTGTTCTTCAGGGCTGAAGGATATAGCTCCCGCCTGATGATAAGGTGTGCCCATAGTTGCTGTGCCGGTTGTGCCCACTGTATAAGTTCCGACGTACAGATTCGAGATACCAAATTCGACTTTATTTGCCATTTGTTTCTCCTTAGATGTAGTAATAAATCACGAACACACCCTGATCCTCGATGTAGATGTCCTCGGATTTGTCATATAAATAGCCAGCTCCGAGAAGTGCGTCCTCGATGCTGGCCTCGTGTGATTCGTTTTTAGTTGTGAAGTAGTATTCGACCTGATACTGGTTTCGCCTCCAGTAGTGCGTGTTATCCGCCTCCATGACGTTCTGACCGTTGCCGATATACACGATATACGGCGGGCTCTGATTCGTCTTGAAATGCGAATAAGCACACGGAAGGCCGGTGCTCTGTAATGTCTGATAAATGGTCATGACTCAATGCCCTCTTTGATAAGTCTTTGGAACTCCTTGTTTGCCCATGTCTCAACAGGCTTAATGTGCTTGTGAGCCGGTGCACGTCCATATGTGCCTTTTTTATTGCGTACAACGTGACCATTCTCAAGCAGATGCGTCAGCTGATAATGGTCTGAGTTGTGCACGATAACCTCTTTTGCAGACTCCTTTTCGACTGTCCATCCGCTGGCATATGCCCCGGATCTGCGCGGTGATGTGTTCTGCAACTTCTCAACAGACTGCTGTGATACGGTGTCTGCTGCTTTTTCAAGAACATCATTGACCTTGTCATCGAACTGTTCTAAGATTTCACGCATCTGTATGGACACTGATTTTGTATTAGCCATTATGAACACGCTCCTCACAAATAAGGCTGATGCTGTCACGCTGCGCTGTCCAGTCGGTGCGTATTACGTTGTATGACTTGCCCTCCCATTCAATGAGACGCTCGCCATTGTAATCCGCTTTATTCGTCAGCACGAACGTTATGGACGGATGAAGTCCCGCCTGGGCTGCATTGTAGAACTCCGCATTGTATACGCCACGAGGCATCACATAGACTTCGTTATCGGTATAAGTGATGACCTCGTTGCCGTATTCGTCATATGTGGTAATCGGTTCGCCCTTTAGCGTTGCAATTGAGTCATACATCTTACGCCTCCAACCAATCGGTGTATCCTGTGGCTGTTACGAGCTGAGCCTTCTGCTCATCGTATGACATTTTGAGTCGGTCATAGTCCTCAGGCAGACCGAACGACATTTTGCAGTATGTGATGATTGCTCTTGTCACGATCTCATCAAGAGTTGACGGAACCGCGACACCCGCAATGCCCAAATCAAGCTGTGCCGCCGTTATCAGATCCGTGAGTTCTTC